ATATTAATAGATAGACTATAGTAGTTACATACACAGGAAAGGAATAAGACGATGTTTATTGAATTTGAAACTAACAAATCCCAATTTATTACAATTGACGTTACAGAAGTCAGGTCGTGGGATAAAGAGTCATTAGTCAGGTATGCTTCTGAACAACTGGGAACTGATTACGTTGACTTTAAAGTGGTCAGGAAACTGAAAGATAGGGTAGTCACCAAAATAGATTGGCGACCTTTAAAGGTCGCTTATAGGCAAGAATGGCTTGTCCTAAAAAGACCGCCTCGCAAGTTTGCAGTATCATTCTAAGTATATACACATTGCATTTCTGGGAAGAATATTCATCTTCCGGTGCTACTTGCGTAACTTCCTGATGACAGTGTATTTTACACTCAAAGTCAGGCTTTCAGGTTTCCCCATGTTCCCGCGCCCAATCGCGGTACATTTATTATTCTAATAATAACCTATTTTTAGTAATTTGCTCAACGATTAATGCTAGATTAGTCATGACAGATTAGCCCGCTCCTACGGGTGAAATGTTGCCAGTGGTAAACCGTTCTGAGTGCTTGCTACACTCTTTACGGTGCTGGTTTTGATTATTATAACACAGTTTTTAATACATTGACAAAAAACTCACAATAACCACTGACTAATTACTGCTTGCGCTACCTTTTCCATCATGCGAGGTGGTACACTCATCCCTACCATGTACTTACCTATCCTGTCAGTTCTGGCTTGGTAGTCGTCTGGGAATGAGCCTAAGCGTTTATATTCTCTATATGTTAGTTTTCTGCATACGTCCCAGTGTGTGTATACTTCTGGTGTAGAAGCAAGCGTATTAGCGGGACTACTATCATTTAACCTAATATTATTAAAACAAGCATTACGGTTCTCTGTTTTTGCTAAAAATGTTCTATACATATCACCCTTGCGTGTATGTTCCCAACATTTTATATCATTGGGGCTAGGACGGGTGTTGTTAATCTCATCTTGTGTAAGCGTTTGTAAATCACTTGTTGCCTCCCCGGCAGTAACCCATCGGTGCTTAGGTGCTAAAGTTAATTTAGGTTTATGGATATCGTTGCATAGTGCAATAAAAAATACTCGTTCCCGTTTCTGCGGTACACCACAGTCAGCAGCATTGACTAAAAATAATTGGGGACTGTACCCGATAGCCCTAAACCTATCAATGATGAGTTTGCAGTATCCTTTAGCATTTCCTAATATTAATCCCTTGACATTTTCAGCGATCGCAACTTTAGGTTTTAGCTTTTCAACTAAGTTTAAATAGTCAAAGAATAGGTCATCAAGAACCTGTACAGCCTGACCTTCCCGAAAGTGTTTTTTCTTTCCCCAGTCCTTCTCACGGTTGCCAGAAACTGAGAAATTTGAACAGGGAGGACTACCATCTAATATGTCTAAATGGTAGAGTTCATTGGGTAATGGTTTTTTGATTAAATCTTTAACTGGACACAGAAAATAGTGTTTAGGCTTGAGGTTTAGCTTGTAGTGGTAAGCCATTTCTGGATCAATATCATTAGCAGCAATTACATCACATCCTGCCAGTTTATAACCCATAGAACTACCACCACCGCAACTAAAAGTAGTCATTACCTTTAGTCCATTTTGGGGTACAAACTTCAAGTCTTTTAAGTACCAAGCGTGGGGATTATTCATTTTTATCGTTATATTCAAACCCACACTTAGGGCATTTGTGGTCAAACTTAAACTCATCTACATCAACCTCTTGAGTTGACGATTGTGGGCTGTAAGGTTCATTGGTTTCCTCCTCTTCCTCTTCATCCAGAAAACTCAACTCCAATTCCCCAAAACCGGTTAGATCCCAGTCAAATCCCTCATCCTGTAGAAACTGAAAATCCAGTTTGAGCATATCAGGATCAAATCCAGTGTTCATAGTCAGCTTGTTATGTGCTAACCGATAAGCCACTTTTTGAGCATCTGACAATCCGGTAATTTGGATTACGGGAATTACAGCATCACCTCGTTTCTTAGCTGCTAAAAGCCGACCGTGACCTTCCAGTATTTCACCATTCTCATCAACCGCCACCGGGTCAAGGAATGTAAATTCCTCAATGGAATTAGCTATCTGTTCTATATGGGAATCAGGGTGTAATTTAGCATTGTTCTCAGAGGGAGATAACCGCTCAATATCCCATTCCTCAATTTGACTACGCTTGATTTTGCTCATAAAAATACCACTTATACGCTCTATCCATTACACGCTGTATCATATCATGTTTATCTTCGCTAAGTGCAACAAACTCAATAAGTTCATCTACTGTTTGCCTAGGGATATCTTTGAGTAGTTGCCCAATAGCAGTTCCCACAAATGCAGTGGTCAAAAACTCTATACCTGTAAAATCCAATTGTACTAATTCCCCATTGAGTATATGGGGGTGAATTGCCTTATACAACTTTTGTCCACGCTCAATAGCTATAGCACCATGTCCAGTAAAATCAGAAACTTTAAATGTCTTCATCACCGTCCTCCTCTTCATCATAAACAACTTCATGATTAGTTAAAAGGTTGCGATAGTCAATATCCTCACTAGGATCTACAATCTCGTATCCTTCTCTTCTCATCTTGTCAGCAGCCGCGTTGATATCAATGAAGTATCTAACTCCTAAGACTTCATTAATAGCATCCGTTGATCGCCTAAGTGCTTGTGATAGATTATTAATTTCCGCTGCATTGTGTTTAGCGATCGCCTTCCGCCTGTACTCATCAGGTAGTTTTAAATCTTCTGCTAGTTGCCTAGCCCTAGCCTCCATTAACTTAGCTGCATAATCCCTAGCAAGTTTATGTACTTCATAGTTTTTAGAAACTACCACTGAAAGATCATCGGATATTTTCTCAGATGCCTTCTCGATTGTCTTCTGTTGGGCTACTGTACCGAGTGAAGCTTGAAAATGTATTCTTTGTTGCTGCCAGTTCCGACCTTCAATTAATTGTTGAGACCATTTTTGAACAGTGCTTTTAGCCCGTCCAGACTCAGTTGCCACACCCCTAATCCCTATATCATCGCTACATTCAACATAGCGACGACGACATTGCTCCCTAGTCCATGGCTTTGGTAATTTTTCCCATCTCATAATATTAAATCTTTAATGTTTTTGTTTTTAATCATTACATATAATTGAGTGTAATGCACAATATCAGTAGAAATATTTTATAAATTTTGTCAAAATAGTAAAGCATTTAAGCGTAATGACGATAAAAAAGACGGGTATTAATCCCGCCCTCTATGTTTATTTTACTTGCTCCCAGCTATTGCAACTATCTGTATCACAATTTCTTATCCGGTAGTCACCCCGGTAGAAGGGTGGCTTCTGGGCTATGCAGACAGTCATCCCATCATCATCTTTGTAATATTTACATTTGACGCATGGCTTATCAGTGTCAATAGTCATGGTGTTGTTGTAAGCTAAGTCTTCCGCAATTCTAGTCATTGTTTTGTCTTCCCATACAGCGATCGCTTGCTCATCTTCTCTACCACTACTACTTATTCTTTTCATAGCAGTGGTAGCTATGACTTTGGTTTTGTAACGTTTAGCCTTTGATTGCAATTCATCCCATGAACGCCCAGTCCAAAACTGGGTGAGAACTAAGCCTAATTCTCTGCGTTTCCTGCTCAAGAGGTACATTCCCATCTCTCCAGTCTTTCAAAATTTCTATTGATTTGGTTTAAAGTATTAATCCCTAAATCAGTCAACCTGTAGTAATCACGATGAGTACCATTAATAACTTCAGTGGTTTTAGCTGCCAACTTTTTAACAACCAAACCACGTAACGCAGGGTACAGACTACCCTCTCTGATTTGGCGATCGCAACACTCAAAAATTGCCTTGGCTATTTGTTGTCCATACATTTCCCGATGTGCGATCGCTCTCAATACCAGTTCCTCAGACGGTGACAGCTTCATTCCAGGAACAGTGTGGCATAAAGATATTCGTACAGGTCGTCGTCCACAAAGATGGTGTCTGTGGTTTTTAGTTCATTAGGAAAGCTTTCTGCTTTCCCAATAAATATTTGTCCTTTGGTTGTGCTTATTTCTATCAAAGGTACTTGAAGGAAGACCTCATTATACTCAATAGACGTAATACATGAAGCATTGATGCTCCAATTATTTGCTGGAGAAACCAGCAACCATTCCGATCCGATTCTTTTGATGACTTTGCTCATCTTGTTCCCCGCTTGTTTATCTGTAATTCAATGTACATCAAATCTTAGATAGTGTCAAGTAAACAAAATACTGAATTTTTGAAAGTAACAAAACTAAGGTCTAAATACCTGAATCAAACTCAGTTCCAACTTAAAGACCTTATCGCTAGATGGTGTCCACTTAAACGTCGAGAAAGCTTCATAGCGTGTTATTAAAGATCAGAAGTCAAATACAA